CTGTTCTCTTGTATCAACTATGATCTCCATCGAATCCAGGATGCTTTTAATCTCAAAGTTGTTCATATTACTTCCAAGGAAGGTCTTCTGCTACAGTGTCTGGAACATTTACAAAGTCATCAGCAGATCCTTCAGTTCCAACAAGCTTATCCTTAGGCATTTTTCCGAACTTACCATCTCTGATGTCCTGAGCTATCTTAGTCCAGGCTAATCTTGTATGATCATATACATTGCCATTGTTAGCCTCTGTCTGTTCGATTCGGAATATACCTCCGAAGGTCTTTCCTTCTGCCTTCTTCTCGTCTCCATCAAATACATAGCCATTATTAGAGTCCTCTACATTAGCCCAAAATGTATCCCACTGCTCCGTGATAAATGGAAGACAACCTTCTGTCGGAATAGTAAGATAATGTGTCGCATCATAGCTCCAAACTTTATCTTCTCTAGCATCGGCCTCATACTGCTTCTTGTAGAAGTCCTTATAATCGCCCTCAGCTATGTCAAAATAAATCTTGATCATAGGATTACCCTTCTTGCTGGTAGCCTCTTCCAGGTGCATGATCTTACATACATAAGCCCCCTTAGGTAACTGGTCAAAACTCTGTCTCCTGTTGTTTTTGTTATAAGCTGGAACCTTAATCATTTTTCTTATCCTCCTTTTTTATTGGTTCTTGTTCTTCCTTAATCTCCATTTCGTAATATTCTCTTATTGCCTTATCAACAATGGTTAAATCATTATCAATGAAAGCATCATCAAACATTCCAATCGGAGTCTTAGCTACATCATTCTCTGTTGACTGTGTATAAAACAGATGCTTTCCATTCTCTACAGCGCACCTCAGGACAACTGTGAACATTCCCTCGATGCAAACCTTTTCATCAAGCAATTTTCCTATAGTTTTAGGTCTGATATTTCCGAAGTCATCTGTATCCTCGTGCATGAAAATGTAAACTATGCGGTCCTTCTGAACAGATTTCTTAATAAACTCAATTAAGTTCCAGAAGTGATCTCCTATCTTGTTGTAGAATGAAAAGACTGCATTTCCAGCCCCTGCATTAGAATGACCTTTCATAAACATATTGGTGATTAGATATCCTGCATCATCTATCACTATGCTTTTGGCCTTGGCTCCAACAAGTCCCTTCATAACCATCTGATAATCATCTGTTGATATAGACTGAATATGCCCCTTAAACGGAAAAGGCTTATCAATAACATTCACAACTGCATAATGATTATTATCAATGCAGTTTCTAAGGCTTGCGCTCTTTCCAGAGCCGGACTTGCCTATTATTAACACTGGCATTCCCATTTCGTTTCCTCCTATCTAACATCAAAATTAAAATCAATATTGATATCCTCAGTGACCAGGTAGATGCGGTTGCCATCTGTTCTGACATTAACGATATCCTTGTATAAGCTGCACTGTGGAATGTCTATGAGCACTTCTGTTACTTCGGAATCTTCCATCTCGTTCAGTGCATCTATTAACGCTTGTTTGTCCATAACTCTCTCCTATCTAATTCTTAAAGAAAATTTTTGCTCCAAATGGGCTATTCCTGTTAGATCCACACCATCATTGATGGCAGCCTTAATAGCTGTCTTGTCCACTTCCGGCTCCTTAAACTTCAGATAGTCCTCAGGAATATCTCTAACATCCTCGACATCTATTACTACGGAAGGTGCATTCTTCTGTATTCCGAAACTGAATAGATCTGTCTTGAACTTGGTCTTGCCGGTCACTTCCATCACGTTCTGTAATGTAGCCTTCATATTCTTGATGTTGTTCTCGATAGCTCTCTTCTTTGCTGTGAGTCTATCTATCTCAGCTTTAATTGCTACAATGTCCCCTTCTAAGTTTTTCATAACCTTAGCGTAACTTTCTGCCTTAAGCTCCAGCTCCCCATCAACAGCCTCAAAGGTATCAGCCAGAGTCTGTGGATCAAGCTCAGGATCTTCCATCATTTCCTGGATGCGCAAAAAATCATCCGTTAACTCATATATACTTGCCATTTTTCTATTCCTCCTTATAGTCTGTAATCTTCATTTGTTCGTCTTTCGGTAAGACGCACATTTCCTCTTTTGCTCTTCTGTAAAATTCCTTGTTAATTTCAAATCCGTAAAAATTGCGATTAGTCTCAAGACAAGCCCTTCCTGTCGAACCGCTACCGAAACAAGGATCAATAACTACATCTCCTTCATCCGTAAAGGTAGTTATCAACTTTTTAAGAAGTTTAACGGGCTTCTGTGCCGGATGTATCTTCGGAATTTCTTTCCCATCCCTTTCCCACTCAAACCAATCAAATATCATATGCCCTGTGCCTCTGATATTTTTTCCGCTCTCATCAACCTGAAGACCGTTTCTGAACTTTGGCAATTTATCACGATAAAATAACAAGGCGTGTTCTGTAGCTCCCACTATTCGCATATTGGCTTTCAGAACTTGTGGGCTATAACGCTTGATAAAATACAGTGGAATATAATTCTTAAATCCCTGCTTCTTAGCAGCCAGAATCAAATCATGTTGTTGTTCAAACGAACAGAAAACTATCATGCAAGGGCTATTCGAACTCCTGCCCCTTCCTTGTGGCTTCGTGTCATCTTTCTTCATTAGCCTTGAACAGAAATGGAAATACTCATACACATTAAAATTATAGTCACTTGCAAATGCACTCTTTCCTGCAAGCTTGCTTTCTCCATTCTTATTGTCCCCCCCCACATACCACATAGGATTAGAACCATAGAAATTATTTCCGACATTGTATGGGATATCCGCTATAATAAGCTGCGCCTTCTGAATGGGATAACACTTCCAGCCTTGCATAGAATCGTTATATAGCTCGCATTTAAGTTTTTTCTGAATCATATTTATTTTATTCCTCCTCTATTGGATCTAGTGCGAACTGCACTATGATAGCTGATGCTCCGATTCCCATTCCTAGAACTACAATGGTATTATTGTTTCGGAGATAGCCGATTATCATAATGATGATGCTTGCTAAGCCAAGCAGTAGACAGACATTTGACAGTCTGTTATAATTGAATGTGGTTATTTTTTTGGGTGTAGGTGTTCCGGCACTTGCGCCCTTTTTCATTTTTTCCATTTTTCTCTCCTTTCCGCTAAGCAGAATGCCTGGAAGTCCTCGGCATTGATCTTGATAATTCCTGTCTTCTTAACTGCATTTGGATATAATCCACTTGCTTCCATTCGGAGTCTTATCCTCTCAATGGTTTTGACGGAGCATCCTTCACTTGCTGCCAGCATTTTCTGTGTGACGTACATAAGCACTCCTCCAATCGCACGTTTCGTGTTATTCGTTGGTAAAAAAAAGCGTTTCTATTGATACACCATAATACTTAGCCAACTTAATCTTAATACTGTCTCTTGGAATCCTTTCTCCATTTTCATACATTGAAAGTGTAGACTGCGCTATTCCTATAGCGTCAGCTACCTCAGTAATGCTTTTGGAGCCTCGGAGTTTCCTCAGCCTTGCGCCAATACCCTCCATTCTATGTCCTCCTTTCGCTATTTTGATGTGTTTTTTTTAACACACTTAGAAATATATCACGTTTTGTGTTGTGTGTCAACACGTTTTGTGATATTATCTTTATCAAAAGAGGAAAAGAAGGTGAGATATATGGAATTTAAAGACATGTTGAAATATTTCAGAGAACAAAATAACTGGACTCAAGAGGAACTCGGAAAAAGAGTTGGATTATCTCCATCAGCAATAGGCATGTATGAAAGAGGAATAAGACATCCAGATCAGGAGACAGAGGAGCGTCTTGCTGATATATTTAATGTATCCCTTGATACGCTACGAGGAAGGAATATATCATCTCTTGAACACTATGATGCTTTAGTTAAGAGGTTGACAGCATATGCTAATGCACTCAATGCTTTAGGCAAGAAGAAACTCCTGGAAAGAGCAGAGGAACTTGCCGAAGTGCCAAAATATGTTGAAGACTCTGAAAGGAAAGAAGGTGACTAATATGTGGATAGAAACAACCAAAACCGGACTCCGATTATGCGACCGCTACAAAGGATATGATGGTAAGCTCCATAAAGTATCAGTCAGCCTTCTGAAAGACACTGCACAAGCTCGTAGGAAGGCTTCTGAGGAGCTTCAAAGGAAGATAGTGGATAAGTGCTCTATCGGAAGTGAAATGCGATTCTACACCCTTGTAGAGCTTTATTTAAACCACAAGGACGTTAAGCAAACTACTATGGTCAACTACATTGCAGCATTCAAACAGATCAAGAATATTCTCGGAGATATTTCTGTGGATCAGATAACCGCTCCATACATCAAGCGCAGAATGACAGACTCTGGAAAGTCCAATACAACACGCAATAGATATATTGTACTTCTCAATAATATGCTCGCCTGGTCTTATGAATATGGTTATATAGGCTCTGTAATTAAA